CTGCGCATTCACGCCCGCGAACTCGATGCCGAGGCGATCAATAAGGCGGCCGACGAACTGATCGCAGTCGGCATCGCTCGGGTGAACGTGACGTTCAATCCGCTGATCCAGCAATCGACGCAGGCGATGCAGGACGCGATTGCGCTGCTCGCCGCCGCGCAGCAGCAAGTTGCAGACACAATCGCGGAAGTGAACGGGGAGCTTCAAACGTTCCTTGATGAGACGGCCTCGCAGGTTCAGGCGATCCTGGCCGGTGGCGTCGATGGCGGCACTTTCGAGGAGCCCGGTGGGGCGAAGATCAAGCTGCTCCACTCAAATGTCACCGGGCACGCGCCGACCGCGCTCGACTCGGGCGAGTTCGCGGTCAATCACGCGGATGGCGTTCTGTTCTATCGGACGGCGGCCGGGAGCGTCGGCGAAATGCCGCTCAACGTGGCGGCGTTCGTAGCGACCCAGATCAATTCGCTCAAGGGTGAGGTGGGCTCGGCGCTCGATACACTGGACGAGCTTGCGGCCGCACTCGGAGACGATGCCAACTTCGCGTCAACTGTGACCACGGCGCTCGGCAATCGACTGCGCGTCGATGTCAGCAATCAGGGGCTTACGCAGACCCAAAAGGATAATGCGCTCACGAACCTCGGCGCTGGGTCCGCAGCGACACGCACTGTCGGCACGGCCGCGACCAACATCGTCGCGCTCGATGCGTCGCAGAATGCCACGTTTCCGGCGACCATCAACTGCGTCGATCTCAACTACACGTCGGACGCCCGGCTGAAGGAGATCGCCGGCACCCTCGCACCGGAGGATGCTGCCGACATCGTGAAGGCGCTCAATGTGGTGCGGTTCCGGTTCCGGCGCGATCCGAGCAGACGCGACCACTTCGGCGTCATCGCGCAAGACGTGGAGACGATCGCGCCGTCGCTGGTGACGGAGATTGACGACCCTGCGGGCGAGTTCGGCAAGATCAAGACCGTCGATTGGGGCAGCATCACCGCAATCATTCTGGCGTGCAGTCAATGGCTGATCGCTGATCACGACAACCTCGCCGAGCGGATCGCGCGGGTCGAACAGCGCCTCGGAGAATGAGCATGACCGTCCATAACCCCTTTGGAGGCTTGAACGTCATCCTGCTCCCGCCGGGGCGAAACCCGCGCCATCTGTTCGGTGTGGCGACCGTGGAATATGCGCAGCAGAATGTAACGTATGCGGCCTTCTACGCGGAGTTCTCCGCGATTCCCGATGGGGTGAACGTCGAGGACCTGTACTCGGGCGCCATCGTCCACAACCTGTTCGATGAAGGCGAGGACAATACCGAGTTTGAGGACGAGTTCACGACGCCGAGCCCTCAGGATGCGGCGCAAAACGGGACGCAGGGCTACACGGCAGCGACCTATTCCTCGCAGGGCCACCGCTTTCGATTCGCGGCTGACGGCCTGATCTTCAAGTACATGGGCAAAACGACGTTATGGCTCGACAGTCCTGACCGTGGGTATGATGAGATTGTTGACTGGTGCGCCATCAATTTCCTCGTGGGGGCGGATGGCGTGCTTATCGGGTGGCGGTCGCAGCATCTCGCATCGCGCGACACGAAGGCGTCGATCCTGCGCACGCTCGCCATGGAGAATGCATACAGCCCGTTCAACGTGTTCATCCCCGCGGTTGCTGCGGGCCTGGAGGGTTGCGGCTTCTTCTCGATCGAGGCGGATGCGGGCGCACAGGTGAGGTGCAATATCCCTGTGGTCAGGACATTCACAGGCGATGGGGATGCCGGCGAGCAGCCGCTGACGTACCCTAGCCGGGCGATCAAGATCACCCCGCTGGCGGACACACTGGTCGCAGCCGGCGGGACTATCGATCTTCCGCTGAGTGTTGTCTGGAGGAAGGACGGCCTTCCCATCGGAGTTCCCATCGAACTGTGCGTCACGAGCAAGCAGGGCTACATCCCGAACCGCAAGCTCATGGTGGACGCAAACGGGAACTCGACCGTGCGCGTCATGGCTTACGGCATGGCGACGGGCCAGCGCATCAAGTTGAAGATCGGAACGGAGGCTTTGACCGTCCTCGACCGCTTTCCCATCGACATTGAGGTGGTGTGATGGCGATCAAGCGCGACGGCACCGTGGTCATCGACGACAACGGGATCATCCCATGGAGCAAGATCAACCCGGCTATTCCCATGATCACGACGCTGACGACCAGCGTCGACGGGAATTGCAGCGCCGGTAACGCGGCCCCGAGCACGCTGACGCTGACGGCGAACACCGTCAGCGGCACGCTGCGGGCGCTCACGCTTCAGTTGCGCGGAGGGACAACCGCGAATTGTCCCTACAACTGCCAGTGCGAGTGCGCGTGCCAGTGCGATTGCTCCTCCAATTGCTCCAGCAGTTGCTTCCTTGCTGGCTCCCTCGTCCTCATGTCTGACGGCTCGTTCAGGTCAATCGAAGACATCGAGGTCGGCGAGTATGTGCAGGGACGATTTGGCGAGGCGAACCGCGTGCTCGCGCTCGACCGGCCTTTGCTCGGAAACCGGCCTGTCTACTGCCTCAACGGCGAGCATTGGACGACGGACGAGCATACGCACTTCACGCTGGCTGGCCCGGCGGCCGTCGACCTGACGTCCCATGCCGCCGACAAAGGCCGGCGCGAGACCGTCATCGTCAAGGGCAGCCGGACGGAAGTTTGGCAGATGGTCGGCTTCTCGAACACGCCGGTCAAGAAGCTCGAACTCGGCGACGACATGGTGACCGTTCACAACGGACATCGCCGGCTGACGAGGCTCGAGCGCCAAAAGTATTCGGCCGAAATGCCCCTCTACAACCTCGTGCTCGGTGGCAGTCACACATACTTCATTGACGGCTATCTCGTCACCGGATGGCTTCGTGACGACGACTTCGATTACGGCACCTGGAAAGCGCGTTAGGGGAGCGCCATGGCGGTCAAGAAGTCCGGCGTGGTCATCATCTCTGATACGGGGCTCATCGACTGGTCTCGCATATCTGACACGCCGCTCAATCAGATCACCGACATCAAACTGAACACGACAATCGGCAACTGCGTCGGCGGGTTGAGCGGCGCCCTTGCCGTGAGCGTGTCGGCGAGCGGAGGTGAACGCACGATTACCTTCGGTATCACCCCGACGAATTGCCACTGCAACTGCAATTGCCAGTGCTGATGTTGATCGAAGGTGTGCGATGGCTGTGAAACAAAACGGCGTCACCGTTCTTGATGATGCCGGCAATTTGCTGCGCGACCGTGTCAGCGGCGTCCCACCGCATATCGAAACCGTGACGTTCAACGTGACGAACTGCGGCAGCGTGTTGCAGGTCTCGCGCTCGCGAACCGGCAACAGCATCACATTCAATCTCACGCTTGCGGCGGCTAACTGCAACTGCAATTGCAATTGCAATTGCAATGGCTAGGCGGACGTTGGCCCTATGAGATACGCGTTCATTATGCAGGATCGCGACGGCGGCGAGCACATCCTTCGCTACGACTCGGACACGTCCGCGCTCGCCCACGAAAACGGAGAGCCGTTGATTGCGAATAGTGGGCTCCAGAACTGGGAGACCGAGTTCGCGCGCATCTCTCCTGTTGAGCCCGGCCGGAAGTCGCGCCGCGTCAAGCGACTGCGCATCCAACTTGGCCTGAAGTGCAACATGCGGTGCGCGTACTGCCTTCAGCGGCACGAGCAGAAATACGCCGTGCGCACCTCTCTCGCCGATGCGCAGGCGTTCATCGCCAATCTCGACACTTGGCTGGTCGGGAGCCCTGAGAAGATCGAGTTCTGGGGCGGCGAGCCGATGTTGTACTGGCCGAAGATCAAGTTCCTGGTCGAGCAGCTTCACGCCAAGTTCCCCAAAGCGTTCTACGTGATGGTAACTAACGGAACGCTTCTGACCGAGGAGGTGATCGACTATGCCGAGCGGTTCAACATCGCCATCGGCATCTCGCACGATGGGCCGGGGCAATATCTGCGGGGCAAGGACCCGCTTGAAGACCCGAAGTTGGTCGATTTGATCAAACGCCTGATCGCCAGGCGGCCCGGCTACGTGTCCTTCAATCCGGTCATTCACGCCGGAAACTATGACATTCTGGCGCTGGTTGACTGGTTCAAGGCGCGATTCGGCGACGACGTGAACGTGACGGCTGAAAGCGTCGTCACGATGCATGGCGACGGCGATGTTTATGCCAAGGGCGCCTTGACGGACGAGCAGCTTCGCGAGCTTCAGCGCAACATTATCCTGTCCGTAATCGATGGTCGTGGGCTCACGATCGGTACGTTCGCCAAGACCATCGATCACTTCCTGCGAACCGTGCGCTTCGGGCGCCCGTCAAGCGCGATGCACCAGGGCTGTGGTATGGACCAGGAAGATCAGCTTGCCCTCGATCTCAGAGGCAACGTTGTGTCGTGCAATGGCGCCGGCGCCAAGGGGGAGCACTACGGCGGCAACGTCCGCGACTTCGACGCGGTTCGCATCAAGCCTTGCTGGCACTGGTCGTATCGCGAGGAATGCGCGTCCTGCCCCGTGCTTCAGGTGTGTGGCGGCTCCTGCATGTGTCTTGAGGGGGCGAACTGGTATCACTCCTGCAACGCCCATTTCCACTACTACCTTGGCCTCATGGGCGGCGCTCTGTACCTGCTCACCGGCTGGGTCCTGAAGGAAGTGCGCGGCGAAATGTTGCGCCCTGACCCAGCGATCTGCAGCGTGCCCGACAGCAAGTACCGGGCCGACATGATCGCCCGCATCTACGGCGAATCTGCCGCCTGAGGCGTCTTCGTAAGTAGAAAAGCCAGTCATTCCGGCCCGCCGTCGAGCGGGCCGGTTGCTTTTGAAGGGAGCTACCCCGATGACCGAGCCGACTTTTGGCATCTCGTTTTTGCGCGACGACAATGAGCCGCGCCCGGCCGTCACGTCCGACCTGTCCGTGGTCGGGCTCGTCGGCCCGATGGCCGACGCCACGGAAGGCATCCCGATCAACGATCCCGTCGTCTTCAACTCGGACGACACTGCGACCCTGACCGCACTCGGAACGAACAACCACATCGCGGATGCCGTCGCCGGCATCAACGCGCAGCTCGCCGAGTTCCAGCGCGCCGCCCGCATCGTCCTGGTGCGCACCGTCGCCTCGACCTCGGAAGTGCCCGCCACGGCGCTCACCGAGAATATCGCAAACTGCGTGGGCTCGGCCGCGTCGCTGACCGGAGTGCACGCGCTTACCAAAGCTGGCACCAAGCTCGGCGTGGTGCCGCGTCTGATCGCGGTACCGGGGTTCACGGCGCATCAGGCCGACACCGACGACGCCAACGCCGTCTGCGCCGAACTCCCTGGCGTGCTGAACAAGCTTCTCGGAGTCGCCGTGATCGATGGCCCGGCCTCGACGTTGCAGGCCTTCACCGACTGGCGCGAGACGATGCAGAGCGAGCGGCTCATCCCGCTCGAAACCGCCTGCAAGGTGTCGGCCGCCGATAGCAGCGCGGTGGTCAAGCCGGCGAGCGGGCGCGTACTCGGCATCGCGGTGCGGCGGGACTTCGAAAAGAACGGCTTCCCGTTCCACTCGTGGGCCAATCAGCCGATGCAGGGCATTCTCGGCCCGAGCCGGGCGATTGAGTTCTCGCTCACGGACGGCGCGACCGAAGCGCAGGAAATCCTCGCCCTCAATGGCGGCGTCATCATCCGCGGCGAGGCCGGCGTCGAGACGGCCATCGCGTCGGGCGGTTTCGTCTATGTGGGCACCGATACCTGCTCGGAGGATTCGCTCTGGACTTTCTACAACCAGGTCCGCGGCCGCGACTTTATCCACCTGATGTTCCTGAAGACGCTGCGCTACTACCTCGGGCGTTTCAACATCACCGGACAGGCGATCCAGTCGGTGCTCAACACCATGGAGTTCGCGCTGCGGGACCTGAAGGCCGACCAGCACATCCTCGGCTACAAGGTCGGGTTCACCAAGGACCAGAATTCGCCGGAGCAGCTTCGGCTCGGCAAGTTTTCGGTCCGGTTCCAGGCCGAAGAACCGCCGGTGCTGCGCCGCCTGGTGATCCAGTCGGCCCGATATCGGCCGGCGCTCGATGCGCTGCTCAACGATCTCCTCACCCAGCTCGAGCTCGCGACGTAACCTGACCCCAACCGGAGGGTATGAATGTCCAATCTCTATGTGTGGGAAGCCGCCAACCTCTATTGCGGCGACGAGGACCCCACCAAGTCCAAGCATCTCACCCTGCAGAACCTTCGCCTCCCGACGCTGGAAGAAATTTTCCAGGACCACCACGCCGGCGGTGCCAGGGTCGCGATCGAAGTCGGCCTCGGCATCAAGAAGCTCGAGCCGACATTCAAGCTCGTCGGCTGGGATCCGGATCTCCTCTCCCAGTTCGGTCTCGGCGCCAGGGGCAAGAGGCGTTTCACCGCCTACCAGGTGATCCGCGACAAACGTGCCGGCACCGCCATCGAGGGCAAGGCGATCATGGAGGGGAGGCTCGGCAAGATCGCCCCGGACGAGTTCAAGCGCGGCGACCTTGCCGCCAACGATTACACCATCAACGAAGTCACCCATTACGAGCTCTACTTCGACCGGCGGGAAAAGTTCTACTGGGATTTCTTCACCAACACGGTTCGGATCGACGGCACCGATCAGAACAACGACGAGAACACGATCCTGCGTGTTCCGGCCTCGGCTTGAGCGGGAGGTGATCGATGTCTGATATCATAAGCGCAACGCCCGAGACGGCCTTGCCAAAGCTGCTCTTGGGCGGAGACCGCAGCCGCGAACGCAAAGTTCAACTCGAATGGCCGGTCGAGTATGACGGCCGACGCTTCGATGAGATCGTCGTCCGCCGAATGATCGGCGCCGAGGTTACGCGGCTGTCCGACCTGATCACCAGCCAGTTCGACGACAGCGATCTGTTTGCGCTGGTGTGCGATACGCCGGCGCAAGTGATCCGCGCCCTCGATCAGGACGACTGGCTGGCGGTCCGAGAGGCGGTGCTGGATTTTTTGCCCCGTCGCTTCCGGGAGGTCTTCGCGTCGACTGGCGCGAAGCCCGGAGCGTGATTGCGACCCTCGCGCACGTCCTGCATACGCCACTGACCGAATTCCTGACGATGCCCTGGGACGAGATCGCCGCCTGGGCCGTCGAAGCCGACAAGATTCTTGCCAGTCGGCAATAGGGACAAGTCTCACATGGCAGTCCAAACCTCCGAACTGGTCGTTCGGCTGATCGACGACGTCAGCCGGCCGGCCCGCGGGATCGCCAGCGCGCTGCGTGGGATCGGCACGGCCGCCAAAACGGTTACGATCGGCACCGTCGCCCAGCAGGTGAGCCAGGGCGTCCGGCAACTGCGAACGGCGGTTGGTTCCGTCGGCGGCGCATTGACTACCGGGATCGGCGGCCTGGGCCTCTACAAGCTGCATCACGACGTCTACGAATTCGCCAAGGCGACCAACCGGCTGTCAGCCGCCAACCCAGAGATTGCCGCCGCGCAGATCGCCCGCATCAAGGATCTGGCCCGCGACATCACCCGGACCTCTCTGTTCGATCCCGCGACCGTCATGAACGCGGCCAACTCGCTGGCCCGCGCCGACGTGTCCATCGAGGCGATCGAGGGGGCGCTCAAGCCGCTCGCCAATGCCGCCATGGCGGCCGACGTGCCGGTGTCGCAGCTGGCCGATGATTTTGTGAAGCTGGCCTCGGGTTTTGGGCTGGCCTACCGAACCAAGTTCCAGGCACGGGACACTTTTGGCTATCTGGCCGACCTCGCCCAGTACGTGTCCCAAAAAGCGCCGGGCACGTTCAACGACTTCGTCCAGGCCATGAAATATGTCGGCCCCTCGGTGCGGGCACTGGGGGTCGACATCAAGTGGCTCGCCGGCGCCTACATCATGCTCGACAAGGCCGGCATCCGGAACGCCGAGGCCGGGACGGCACTGCGCTCGATGTTCAAGCACATCGTGCAGCCCACGCTCTCGGCCCGCGGCATGTATGCCCAGCTCGGCATCGACATGGCCGAGTTCACCAAGCGATCCGACAAGATTACCTCCGGTCAGCTCGTCAAGCGCATCGCCGTCGAGTTCGGCAAGGACTTTTCCGCCATCGGGCCGGAGCTGCAGCGGGTGCTCGATAGCGGGAGTGGCGCAGCGGACATGCAGAGCGCCTTGATCGAGGCCATCACCCGCGCCTGGGGCGGCAAGGTGAAGGCCCAGGACGCCAGAAAGCTGGCAAAATTCGTCAACAACTTCCTGTCCTCGTCCGTCTCCGAGATCGATCCCGAGAAGTGGATCAAGGCGCTGGCGGAGAAGAACGTGACCTTCGGCCAGTTCCTGCAACTGGTCGAACCTCGCCAGGCCATGCGGTTGCGCAATCTGATGAACGAAACGCTGGGGGAGGATGCGGCCGCCAAGGCGCTGGAAACGCCCATTGGTCAGATGGAGGGGTTTCGTCGCGGGCTCGCCGATGAGGCGGCGCTCAAGATGATGCAGGGTTATCCGGCGGCGATCGCCAAGCTGTCGGCGGCCTGGCACAGCTTCATCGAGACGTTGGACAAATCGGGCGCAATCGATCGGCTGGCCGGCGGCCTCAAGGCGCTGGGGGAGTCGCTCGCCAATGTGCTCAAGGGCGACGCTTCACTGAAGGATTGGGGCATCAGCCTTGCCGGCCTGGCGCCGTTCATTGGGCCCATCGCACTTGCCGTCATCGGGCTTGCCAAGGCTTTTGGCATGCTGGCCGCAACCGTCAAGCTCGCCGGCGCGGCATTGCTGCTATTCCCCTTGGCCACGCTCAAGACCCTGCTCGCCACCGGCGGTGTTGCCGCCGGCGCGGCCGGTGCCGCGGGTGCCGCCGGGGGTAGTGCTGCGGCAACTGCAGCGGGGGCCGCAGCGGGGCTCGGCGTTTTCGGGGCGGGCCTCACCGTCGCCGGCGTACTCGCCGCAATCTACGGGCTGCACAAGGCGACCGAGCCGAGGGCCGGCACGACGCTTGGCGAGCGGCTGCGCGAAAACCGCGGCAACCGTTCCATGCGCGAGACACTGCGCGACGAGTTCATAGCCGAGCGAGAGCGCCTCGGTGTTCCCCCTCCCGATCTGGCGCCCCAGGGCGAACAGACCGGCAAGACGTTCCGGGATGGTATCGCCGAGGAGCTCGATAAGACCGAGAGGCTGATCCAGGACTACATCCGCCGATTCCAGGGGTTGCTCGGCTTCACCGCAACGCCGCGAATCTCGCCGATGTTTGCGCCGGCGCCGGCCGCCCCCTCGGTGAGCCCCACCCGCGCCGCGGCGCGGGGGCTCTATTCCGACTACGACATGGCCGGAGACATCGCCTGATGTTGATGGCACTGGGCCCGGTCACCTTCGAGATCACCCCGTTCAACCCGCAGACGACCGATCGATCGACCTCGGCCTCCTGGGTCGAGAAATCAGTCGTCGGCCGCCGCCCGCCGCTGGAATTCACCGGCGACGGGCCGGAGACGATCAAGATCGACGCAAAGCTGTTCCCGGAGAAGTTCGGCGGCCTGTCGTCGCTTTCAACCCTCGACACCATGCGGGCCTCGGGCGTGCCGCATTTCCTGATGCGAGGCGACGGCATGCCGCTCGGGTGGTTCGTGGTCGAGCAGGTCGCCGAGAAGTCTACCTACCTCGACGCCCACGGTGTCGGGCGCGCCATCGAGGTCGACATCACCTGCAAGCGCGCCGATGCGCCTGGCGCCCAAGGTTACATGGCGGCACTGCTGAGCCTGATCGGATGAGTGCCGAGATGATCGTCAAGGTCGCAGGCGAAGGGATATCCGTCGATCTGCTGATCTGGCGGAAATTCAAGCGGTCGATGCCTGGGCTCCTCGAGCAGGTGCTCGACGTCAACCCCGGGCTCGCCGCGCTCGGGCCGATTCTACCCATCGGGACAGTGGTGAAGTTGCCGAACGCCAAGCCGCCGCCGATCATCGAACTTGCCGTGGTCCGCCTCTGGAACTGAGATGGCTGCGGATTGCAAGCGGAATCGCGGTTTGCGCAGAGGTAGGAGAGCCGCCCATGTGATCGCGAATGGCCGTTTCAACAAAGTCCCAGTCACGGGGCACTTGTGGAGTTCAGCCCCCTCAGGGTCGGCGTTTCAATTCCTCGCTGCTTTCCCATTCCATCAAACCGCACGGGGCGCATTCGAATACGGGTGAATGACGAGCGGACGGTCCAAAGCTGATCAGTCTCCGGGGGCCACCGCATGCGTAACAGGGACGGATGGGTAAACCGGGTTCTTGGGGGCCAATCTCGCTCGCCATGCACCCACACCTGTGCGAACCTCTTGCATCAGCAGCAACAATCAATGACCAAACAAAGTTCCGCCGTCGGAACCCAAGCGGGCAACATTTTTGTTGCAAGTCGACAGGACCGCGTTCGGATGCCCCGCCTCGATCTCTGGGACGCGGATTCAGCCCGTGCGTGGCCGGCATCCATTACGCTTTCGGGTTCCAACGTCGCCTTGTTTCTTCTGTGGGCCTGACATGTCGGCCGATCTTGCGATCTACCGCATCACCGTCGACGGCAACGACATCTCGAACCTGCTCAATCCGATCCTGATCAGGCTCCAGGTCCACGACGCGGCCGGCACCGCGAGCGACACTGCGAACATCGATATCGACGACACCAACGGCCGGATCGCCTTCCCGCGCGATGGCGCCTATTTGGGCGTAGATCTGGGCTGGCGGTCGAGCGGCATTGCGCGGGTGTTCGAAGGCACCGTCGATGACGTCAAATCTCGAGGCGCCCGGGGCGAAGGCCGAACCCTGCACATCGCGGCCAAGAGTGCCGATACTAAGGCCAAGACCAAGCAGCACCGAGAAAAGCACTGGGACAAGAAGAGCCTCGGCGCAGTCATGCAGGACGCGGCCAAACTCGCCGGCGTCGACATGCTCGTCGATCCGACACTCGCCGGCATCCAACGGGACTGGTGGGGCATGTCGGCCGAGAGCTTTTTGCATTTCGGCCACCGGATTGCCCGCGAGGTCGGCGGCGCCTTCAAGGTGTTCGGCCGGCGCGCCATCCTGGCCAAGCGCAATGGCGGCCTGTCGGTGTCCGGGGTCGCCCTTTCAACCGTCACCGCCCAATGGGGCGTCAACCTGATCAACTGGGATATCGCCCCGGTCGTCGGCCGCCCGCGGTTCAACAAGGTCCGCGCCCGCTGGTACGACGTCAAGGAAGCGAAGTGGAAAGAAGAAAACGTCGAGGTCGACGATAAGTCGGCCCAGGCGGAGGCGACCGCACGCTTTACCAGGCCCACTCGGGACGAGGCCAAACGGACGGCCGAGAACGGCAAGACTGCGTCCGAACGAAACAAGGGTGAAGGCTCGGTGCGCATCGACGGCAACGTCATGGCGCAGCCGGAAGGGACATGCCTCGTCATCGGGGCGCGCCCGGGGATCGATGGCATCTACCGGATCGACACTGTCGAACACGAACTATCCCGTTCCGATGGATTCACCACCTCGCTGTCGCTCAAGCAGCCACAGGGCGAAGCCGGCAAGGACAGCCGCTGACTGATCCGCATTGGCCGTGACCAACGAGCGCCGCCTCCGGGCGGCGTTTTGCTTCGCCCATCCGTCAACAGCACTCGGAGGAGATGATGCGATTCGTCATCGCAATGACCCTTGCGGTTCTGGCGCTGCTCGGCTCGTTCGCCGCCCCTGCCCAGGCTTCCAAGTATCGGTCGGCGTTTACGCTCGGCACACCGACGTGTGACGACCGCTACCCTCACACCTGTGACGTGCGGGCCTGGAAATGGGAATCGCAGCGCAAGAGCAAAGCCGTCCGCACGCGGATCAATAGGGGCTCGGCAGCGCCGCCAAAATCTCCCCAGGCTGGATCGCCCGCGCTGGTCGCCGAAGCACGTCGGTGGATTGGGACCAACCCGACCGGGATGGCCCGGCTGTGGTGCGCGCGGTTCATGAACTTCGTCTTGGCACGTGTCGGTCATCGCGGCACCGGATCCGATCTCGCGATGTCGTTTCGTCACTATGGCCGCCGCATAACCGGGCCTCAGATTGGCGCCATCGCAGTCCTTTCCAGACGCGGCGGCGGGCATGTCGGCGTCGTGTCCGGATTCGACGCCCGCGGCAATCCCATCATCATCTCCGGCAATCACGGCCGGCGGGTCGGAGAGGGCCGATACCAGCGGGCCCGGATCGTCGCCTATGTGATGCCGTCATGACGATGTCCGGGAATCGAAGTGACACCAAAAGTGTGATTGCCGCCATGAACGAACTTGAAATAGAGGCGTTGATCGAGCGTGCCGCCGAACGCGGCGCCCGCAAGGCGCTGGCCCAAGTCGGCCTGCAGGATGAGGACGCGGGTCGTGACGTCCAGGAACTGCGCGGTTTGCTTGAGGCCTGGCGCGCCGCCCGTCGCACCATCCTGCAGACAGTCACGCGCCTGATCACGACTACAATTCTCACTGCGCTGGCGGCGGGGGCCTATCTGCACCTGACCCAAAAAGACCACTGATGATGGGTCAATGACGGCATTGAGCCGCCTGATCTCACCTGCGCTGAAGCCTTTCGCCGCCTCTGGGTGGCTTTTTGCATTTCTGGAGGACCAATGGCTGCGTCGACCTATGACGAGGCGCTGCGGCGCCTGCTCGCCCACGAGGGCGGCTACACCAACCATCCGTTGGATCCCGGAAACGCGACGAACTTCGGAATCACGATCTACGACTACCGCAAGTACGTGAAGCCGGGTGCGACCGCGGCCGACGTCCGCGCAATGAAGGTGGACGAGGCGAAGGCGATCTATCGCAAGCGCTATTGGGATGCCCAGCGCTGCGACGAGCTACCAGCCGGCGTCGATTACACCGTAGCCGACTACGGTGTGAATTCCGGGATCAGCCGCTCCGGCAAAGTTCTGCGTCGTGTTGTCGGGCTGCCTGACAATACGAGCGTCGTGACCGACGAGGTCATCAATGCGGTCGCGCGGCGCAATGCCAAAGCAATCATCATCGCGGTCAACGACGAGCGCCTGAGATTTCTCAAGAGCCTCAAGACGTGGCCCATGTTCGGCGAGGGGTGGCGCCGGCGCGTTGCTGAAGTAAAGGCGTTTTCTCTCCATCTGGCTGAACATCCGATTGCTGTGGAGACGCCAACGCCACGGCCAGTGCCGACCGAAGCAGCGCCGGCGAAGGGCATCGTGCCTCCGCCCAAGATCCTCAAAGTCGTGGTCACGAAAGGCGTACCAGCCGGCAGCGCGGCGGGCGGGTTCGGGTTCTGGGATTGGGTCGTCGTTCACCCCTACGAGACGGCTGGCATCGTCATCATCGGTGCCGGCGCAGTCGGTGGTGCGGTCTACGCGCTCAATCTCTGGCATCGGGCGCGGCAAGAAGCGCCGACACCCGGCCTCATCCCGGTCTCGGCCTAATCACAGGAGAAATGCAATGTTGACGTTTGTTTCGGTGCTCGCGACGCTGCTCGCAATCCATTGGTTCTGGATTCGCCCGATACTGAAGTCGCGACCGGCCTTTCGTGAACTCTACGAGCAGGAAGAGAGCGCGGTTGCGGCGGTGCGCGAGAAACTCAAGGGCATCAAACAGAAGCTCTCGTCCGTCATCGTCATCGCTGCCAGTGCCGCTGTCACGGGGTATGACTTCCTCGCTCCGATCGTCAGTGGAGTTGATGTGAGTTCGATTGCGTCGCGGATGCCGTCCTGGGCCTGGCCGCTGGTCCTGATCTCGCTGACCGCGTTGTTCCAGTTCCTGCGTAGCCTCGCCGACAAGCGACACGTCGATGAACTCGTCGACGCAACGGCAGCCGGCGAGAGGCAATAGCCATGTGGACCTGGCTGGCCAGCCTGATCGGTGGGCCCGTCGTCAACGGGCTGATCAGCGCCTACAAGGCCAAGCTCGATGCCTCTAACACGCAGGATCGGATAGCGGCCGATCTTGCTGCCATGGAAATCGGGGCCGAGATCGAATCCCGAAAGCAGGCATCCGCAATCATCATCGCCGAGCAGGGCCGCTGGTACACCGCCATCATTCGTCCGCTGCTCGCGTTCCCAATCATCATATATTTCTGGAAAGTGATTGTGTGGGACAAGGTCCTTGGACTCGGAACGACCGATCCGATCACCGGCATGATCGCAGATTGGACCGGAGTGATCATCACCGCCTATGTCGGTGGACGGTCGATCGAGAAGATCGCGCGGATCTACAGGCGATAA